CGCAGATCTGCGCTTCTGTCAGCTTTTGGATTCAATGAACTTGGGTATCCTGGGCGTTAAGGCTGATCGGCTTCCAATCCAGCCCCATCTCCAGGATCCATTGGCTTATAGGCTGTTGGCCACACCCATGTGCTCGCCCTGAAAGTCCGCCTTGAGCCGCGCAAATGCTTCGTCGGTGAGCTGCTGCTCAGTGCGCAAAACACCGCTGGTAACGGCACCATTCGTGAAGAGCTTGGCGGCGTGAGCATCCATTGCCTGGCCCAGGCCCAGCGCTTGGCGCGCATAGGCAATTGGGTTTAACCCGTTGAGCCCGTCAAGCGTGAATAGCCGCACATGCCACAGCTCATCCTGGGTCAGCGTCCGTGTCCCCGACTTAAAGTTGACGGTGTATTCAACCGTCCAGTCATCTTTGAGTTTTGGCGTGACGATGTCAGGGCTGAGCGGCAATAGTTCAACCACGTTACCCAGCGCCATCACCTTGTAGGCATAGAAGTTGCCACGAAGACACAGACACGCCACCAACATCTCCCAGAACTCTTGGGCGGTCATGTAGCTATTTGGCGCCATAGTAATGAGTGGGTAGAGCCGATGTGTCGTTGCGGGCAATCGAACTCGACCAATCTGCTTAAGTAGCCGACAAGGCAGCATCCCCATTGACTCGGCCAACACCCGAACGCAGTTGAATACAACCAGTTGCTGCATGGCGCTGGTAGTTGTTACGCGCTGGCCGGCATTGCTTTCGTAGCCCGCACCCAGCGCCTGAGCCAGCTTTTCTGGCGTATCAACGACCTGGGTTCCACTCTTCCTTCCAAGCATTGCGCGAAGCATCAGCGGTCCCCTCGAATAATAGAGGCCACTGACAAGGTGATTAACAGCGCACCACAGACAGTCAACGCCAGCGGCTCACCCATCCAGGACCAAAGACCACGGGTCAGCAATGCCAAACCAAGGACGCCGACGAGATCGGGGGCTGCCTCTTTCAGCGCCTCCAGCTTTGGCGGCTTGATTTCTTCGGTCATAGGGTTCGAATTCCGTGCTTGGAGATATGGTCAGAAAGGGTGTCGTCTGGGTGCAGGTTCGCGAGAACGCGACCGATCGCCATGATCAACGCCACAGCCCCGTCAATTTTGTTGTCGTCGCCCTGCTTGATCGGGCGCACCACGTCATCGTTACCTGGAAGGTTTTTCCCAATGACGTTACCGATGCACCAGGTCATGATCGGGTTGCCGTCGTGATGGAACCGCCCAGACTCAATAGCGGCTTCCAGCTCTTTCATTGGGTCCGACATGTTGGTGTAGTTCTGGGTGGTGGTAATTGGGTTGAAACCCTCATCATCCAGATCGTGACTCAATCCAGTGGCACCAAATGGGTCGATTGGCGACTCCCGCAAAGGAGCCTGATGATTTGCCTCTTTCGTATCCTCCAAGATCTCTCGGTAGTCGACCTCGGCCCCATCAGTTACTTCCAGGTGCCCGGAGTGAATCCATGCCTGAAACCGTTCAGACATCCTCTTGTTATCGGTATTGAATGCGGTGTCGTAGGGAACCCAGAACTTCGGGGCCACGCTGTAGTAATGGATGCGCCCATCAATGACGCGCCAAAAAAGCCTGGCCCTGGAGTTCATATCGAGCTTGCGCGCCAGGTCGAAGCCCGCGTTCCACTCTTGGCCCTCAAACTGCTCTAGGCTCAGCGTGGCGTCTTCGCAGGCTTTCCAGCTTTCCATGTTGTAGAAGCCGGACTTGGCGCTAACCCATAGGTTCAGGTGTTTTGTCTTGAAGGTGTTGGTGAATCTAGCCGAGCGAATCGCCCGGGCCTGCTGGCTCTCCAGATACTCCTGGAACACCGACACCCCGTGGTTCGGGTTGGCCTTGGCCAACATCTTCGGGTCGGTCCAGTCATCGCCCTCATCCAGCGTCCAGATCCAGCCGAATAGCTCCTCGTCGGGCACGGTGCCTTCGAGCATCTCTATGACTTGGCGCCGCTTGTCGTAGCACGGCCCCTCGATGTCTGCGCCCGCAGTAGTGATGATGAACATCAACGGCTGCCGCCTTGCCCCCATGCCGGTGAGCATGGTGTCGTACTGGGCTGATGTTGGGTGCTCGTGGTATTCATCGACGATGGCGCAACTTGGTGACGCACCATCGCCTGGGTTGCCGATCAGCGGCTCGAAGCGACTGAAGTCAGAGGGATGTTCATGTTCGAGGCATTCACCTCGATGCCGGCGGCCTGCACCAGCATTGGCGATTTGGTGACCATCAGCTTCGCCGGGCGGAATACTTCCCAGGCCTGTTTCTCTGTGGTCGCACCCGAGTACACCTCGGCACCGAACTCACCGTCGGCCACGAACATGCTGATGCCTACTCCGCCGGCGACCACGGATTTGCCGTTCTTGCGCGGCACTTCCCAGTAGCTTTCGCGGAACCGGCGGTGACCGCCCTTCTTCTTGACCCACCCGAACGTCACCGCCAGGCCGAACAACTGCCAGCCCTCGAGGGTAATAAGCTGTCGCTTGAACGCCCACTCGCCCTTGGTGTGCGGTAGGAGTTGAATCAGCTTGAGCTTCTTCTCCGCCTTCGCCGGATCAAACTTGAAGCGGAATGCCCGCTTGCGGCTGGCAGCCACATCGTCGAAGTGGCGCTGCACCGCTTGGTGAATGTATCGGCAGGCCGGAACCTTGCCGCGCAACACAGACCTTCCCCACGCCATCGCCTTGTCGACGTTGGCGTGAGCGGACTTGGCCATTTAGGATCTCAGTAGTTGGGCAAATTCATTTGTTTCTTTCCCCTTGTTGCCGCCGATCAGGCGTGTCCGGCTGGCCGATCGAGCCCTAGCATCGAACCGAACGTCACTATTTGACGCATTGTTTCGTTGGCCGCGGTAAGTGCAGGGTTCTTTATCGGGCCACCCTGGGCTCCTGCCACCACGATTCCGTGTTGCCTGACTGATTCTTGGGCCATTCGCCAGTTGTCATACGCAACGCAGAACGCTTCAACGTTGTGCAAATCGGTAATCGCCACGACGTTTTCGCGCAGCAACTCGGGCACAACCATGCGCCACATCTGGGCAGCGCGGTCACTCAGCCACTCAGGCGGATCGACATTTGTGATCTTTGAAAACTCTGGCTCGGCCTTGTTGAGCGCTCGCTTGCCAGGATTTCCGGCGAGCATTTTCTTTGCCGTCGGCTTGGGTTTGCGACCACGGCCGGCGACCGTGGCGGTGCCTCCCATCGCGCAACTCCTGGATTTTTAATTTCGCGGGTGTGAAAAAACGATTGAGGCGCGGTCTAGAAGCGAAAAGGCCCAGACTTTCGACCCTCCCCCTCCCTTTCTGCGCGAATCGTTCTCATTTGGTCATTTTTCACTGATTTTCGGCCATTTTTCTGCTTTCAGCGGCGGGAATTGCCGAAACCACCATCCTCGGCGGCCGTTTTGCTGGAGTGGCACGGACCACACAGGCTCTGCCAGTTGTCCCGATCCCAGAACAGGGTCATGTCACCTTTGTGCGGGATGATGTGGTCAACATCGGTAGCGGCAACCACCTTGCCGGCCTGCTCGCAGCATAGGCACAGCGGATGCTTGTCCAGCCATCCTGCCCTGGCCTGCTGCCACTTGTAGTTGTAGTGACGCTTGGTGCTGCTCTCTCTAGGCTTGGCCCAGGTCGAACTCTTAAGTAGGTGGGCGTGCTCATCGCAGTACCGAGGGTTGCGGGTCAGCGTGTTGCAGCCTTGGGCATTGCATGGCTTCTGCGGTCTCAGCGGCACGGCGTGCCATCCATGTACGTCATCGGCCTGGCATCAGGGTCCTGCTCTGCCTGATCCTCTGCCAGGGCCTGGATCAGCATCGCCTGGTGCGTATCCATCCGCTCCAGCAGTGCGGTCTGTTTCTTCATCTCGGACAACATCTCGGCCTGTAAGCAGTTCGCTTGCTCGCTCATATGCCAGCCTCGCCATCTTGTTGATCCATTCGCGCCGAGTGGCGCATCCACTGCAAGCCATCGCTAAGGCGTCCTGTTTGGCAGCTTGAAGTCCGTAACCCGGTCAGCTATCGACCGGATCTTCTCAACACCGAGGAAGCCGACCCAGCCACCGACGAAGGTGGCCATGCTCTGTGGCAGCCCGAAGAACTCCAGGCCACTGATGATGGTCAGGGTCAGCCCACCGCACAGCACGCCCTCGACCAGCATCTGGCGGCGCGAGCCACCACCATAGGTGATGCGCAACACGGCCATGGCGAAGGACAGGCCGGCCGGGTAAAGGATCGGCGCATGCTGGCTCAACCACGCAAGCACAATCGCCCAGGTGTCCGGCTTGTCTGGCATGTTCGGCATCTCGATATCCTCCCGAGTTGGGAGTTAGGGAATAGATTAGCGGGAGCGGTAAAGCAGGCCGCCGGGGCGCAGCTCGGAGCGGATCACTTCTTTGACCTGATCATCCAGGTTTAAAACGAAGCCATCACGCTCGCCAATGCCTATACCGGCTGCATAGGGACGGCCGTCGGCACCCACTTGCGTTCTCAAGAACCAACTGGCGGTGAAGTCCTTACGGACGGTGGCGTCCTTGATAGCTGCCTGGCTTATAAACACCTGGTCATCCGCTACTACGAATGGCGGAGGTTGCTCGGTCTTCGTGAGATCGCCATAGCGAAAGCGAGCGACGCCATCGACAGAGATGGTCGTCAACCCGCCCTTTTGCGTGATGCGTGTTCCAGCGACTTTCGCCCTCGCCTGCCGCGCAGCTACCTCTTCGGCAGTTTCGTGGCGCTCGAAGGTCAGCGATGTCCGCACATCCGAACCATCACGATCAAATGAGATGTCCTCGGTCGTGAACTCAGCGCTTGCTCGGCACTCTGCTGGGATCTTCTCCAACTCAGCTCCGATAAACGCCAGGCGCTCCAGCGCGTTGGCTGGCAGATCGTATTCCGACCAAGATCCCGCCGTGACGGTGATCAACTGAGGATCGCTTGGCAGGGTGCCGACTTGGATCTGGGCGCTGTTGATTTCGAAGTCGCCGCTGACGTGGTCGAGCTTCCAGCCGGAAACGCCCGGCACGTAGTTGCTGGATTGGATAGAGCCGGACATTTGCTGTGCTCCAGAAACAGAAAAGGCCCACCAATATGGCGAGCCTCGAAATAGATCAGCTCCAGCAGCACTCCCAGCTCGGAGCGATGGGTGTGGTGGAGCCGAAAACGAAAAAGCCCCGGCAAATGCCGAGGCTCGTTATGGGTGGAGATGGAGACCCTGTCAGGTCTCTGTCGTGGCGTTTCCCTCCAGTCCCCACGCTGACTGTTACCCCTGCACGTTTCCGCCGGGCTTTGATCATCTCCAGAAAGCAAAAAGCCCAACTCTAGGGTCGGGCTTTGCTCGCGGAAAAACCGCAAAGTAACTTAAATCTATATATCGTCCCCGGGCCTGTCAAGCAGCCTGACGACGAATATCTAAAGCCCCATCAATCCAGGCAATGCCGGCCTTCCATAGCCCGCGCGTCTTCTCTTCGCCGAAGCCCATCTTCTTTCCGACTTCCATCAATGAGCTGTCGCGGGTGGTGTAGTACTTCATCAGCACCTGGCCGCATTCGGGGTAGCGCTTGAGCAGGCGACCCATCAAGCCATCGATCATCAGAGCATCGTCGTCGGTGATCATCGGCGACAAGATGGTGTTCTCGCGGGAGGCGCAGCACGACACACCGGAGCCCAAGACAACCCAGCGGCCCCAATGCTCCAGCAGATCCTCGGCGGTGCGTTCTTTAAAGCTCGGCGTAAAGGCCATGGGTCAACCCTCCTTCGGTGCATTGAGTGCGCGGCGACCAGGTCGTGCCAAGACCATGTGCTGACACGCATGGATCGCCCGGCAGAACTCGTCGCGCTCCATTGGATGCTCTACCGGAAGCTTTAAGTACTCATTCCAGACGCCAGCAAGAAGGCCAGCAATAAACCCTTCGCGGTCCGTCAATATGATCGACATGGCTCAATCCCCTGTGAAGTTGGTGGCACCTGGGCCACGGCGGTTGTTCTCGTTGTATTGCGCTTCAGCACCGGTAGGCTTGAAGCAGTTGAACTGCGCGATCTGGTGCTCGGCAGCCTGGAGTCGGATGCTCAATTGCGTCACCAGCACCTCCAGCGGCAGCGCCTCACCGGTTTCGGCGGTGACCCAGCCCGAGGCGTTGCACTGCACGCAGGCCAGCTCATGGAAGACGCCCTTGATCACCGCGCGACCACGGCATGCCGAGCACTTGGCCAGGTCCAGTTGAGCAGCACGGAATGCTGGGCCGTGGGACTTCTTCATTTGGCCTCCGGTGCTTTGTAGGCCAAAACAACCTGGGCCGAACGGTACTGATTCACGTCGCCGTAAGCGTTCCAATAATCGGGGACAAGGACCGCACCAACTACGAATTCGTCGGCGCCGATCATCACAATATCGCCCAGCGAAGGCTCAACTTCTCTCTGCTCGGAGAACTGGTAACCACCAGGAGCGAGGTAGTTCGCGGTCACAAATGCCATTTTTAAACCTCGCCTATGGTTTGTCGTTGATTTGGCTAGAGGCCGCGCAATTCGTGGCCTCCACCGGAATGCGGGAAACTTCGCATAATGGCTCTGCAATGGTGTGGATCGCGACAAACCCACGCCCGTCTAACCATTCATGCCACTTCTCCAGCGCCTCTCGCTTGCCTGCCTCTACCCACGTGTGGATGTATGCCTGCACGTTGTGACCCATCGCGTGGTTAAGCAGTAGCTCGCCAATGAGGAAGTCCACTCCCAGATCCACCCAGCCTGTTCTGGCAACCTTGCGCAGGTCATGGCTTGTCCACTCGCCTCCTGCCAAGCGGGTAAACACGGCACATGCCTGGCTGTCGGTCAGTGGCTTGCCGCCACGGGAAGGGAATAGGTACTTGCCCTGGTAACCAGTGGCCGCCTGAGCCGCGTGATATCGCTTCAGCAACGCACATACCTGAGGGTAAGAGGAAGGATCAACTGGCACCGGGTCTTGGTGTGCTCAGCCGGGATATGCCACTGGCGCTCTTCGAAACTGAAATCAGACCATTCAGCCATCCGCGTTTCGCCGGCGCGCGAGCCATGGCACAGCATCATCAACGCCAACATTGCATCAGCCGGAGCCGAGTTGAACTTGGTCGCCAGACCCGCCAGTACCTCCTCCACCTGGACGTCACGCAGACGCGCGGCCTTGGGCTTGATTTTTGTTTTGGAGAAGTCGCTGAACCGGATCGCATTCATGGGGTTCGTCTGGATCAGCCCGAGACGTGCCGCCTGGCGAAACGCCAACACCAGCAACCGAAAGATCAGGCGCAGGTATTCAAGAGACAGCTCAGCCTGCAGTGGCCACATCAATCGCTGGTCGATCTCGGACTTGTTCACGCCGGACAGCAGGAGGTCGCCAAGGCGCGGGCGAAGATGCTTGCTCATCACCGATCGCGCAGTGGTCTTGCGTTTGGAGGACAGGTTACGGTCGCGGCCCATGCGATCGTCGAACCATTCAAGCAGCTGACCGACCGTCGCCCAGGTCCCTATCGCCGTGCCTGCCTCAGGCTCGGTGACCAAGCGAGCACGTACCGCCGGCAGGGCCGTTAGCATTTGTTTGGTATTCAGGTCGGGGAAATTCGCGATCTTGTTCCACGCGCTACCCACTACCAGGTACCAAGACCCTTTAGTGCGGTCCTTTTTGTACCGAAACCTGAACGCAGGTTGGCGGGCGTCCCGAAGGTCGCGCACCTCGCTGGCCGCATTGCGGCGAATCTCGGAATCAGAGAGAGTCACGGTTAATGTCTTGGGTTGAGTCATGCGGCAGCCCTGGTTTGAGGTTGAAGGAGATAGGCCCGGATCGCCTCAATGGCGTCGAAGTGCCCTCGGCAGACGATGGCCAGGTAACCCTGATCGGTCAGCGCCTGCAGGTATGCGTCTTGGGCCGGGGATACGGTGGAGTCGTGCGGCGCCGTCGCCTTGAATTCGATGTACAGGCCGAAGTACCCGCCGCCGGGCCATCGGCAGCACCAGGTCTGGCACGCCAGCCTTGACGCCCTGCTCTTCAGCTTGATCGCCACCGAGCTTGTGCCGGTGACCGCCGTTCGGGACGTGGAAGATCAACTTGGCAGCGGCCGGGTAGCGCAGGCTGATCTCTTTCATCAGCGCGGCCTGCTCCAGGCCCTCCCGGTCAACTGCCTTGGCACGCACTCGCTTCGGGCTGAATGGCTTGACGGCGAATGGCTTCACAATTTCACCTTCCCTTCACGGATCAGGATGTCCTGGGTACGCATGACGCCTTCAGCCAGATACAGGCGAACCTCGTATTTGCTCAGTTGGCCTGGCGCACGCAGGCGGCCGTCGGCGATGTCGTGGCAGTAGCCGCAGGCCCAGGCAGCCTGGAAGTCGTTGGGCTTCATGCCCATGCCGCAAGTACCAGCCAGGCGGTAGTGCGCGAGTACGGTGGTGGATGGCTCGCAAGAGCAGCCCGGGAATCGAACCTGGCAATCACGGTCACGGGCGGCGTTGGTGAGTTTGCTCACTGGAAGCCTCCCGCCCGGCGGGCGCGCAATTCGGCCAAGGCCTTTTCCCCACCTCTGGCGTTATCTTCGGTTCCAGAGCCAGCTCTGCCACTGGCACCGGGGCCAACTGCTCGCCCTGCCAGATGCGTCGGCACTGGATCAAGTACTGCTTCTCGAAGCTAGCCAGCCCAAGCTCGCGCGATAGAAGCGGCAGGCTGTGAAAGCCCGCGGCGGCCGTGGCGTGGTACACGGCCGGGTGGTACCACTTCGAGCAGGAGCGCATAGCGGGGTGACAGTTGCGGAGCGCCTGGGCGTATGCAGATTCAACACTGGGTAGACCCAGGCCTTCAGGGGCAAAGCACCAACTGACGAACACGCCAGGGGCAGGCACGAACGCCGACTTGCTTGCGCTAACCACCCGCATCCCGTGATCGATCTGCTCCATCCGAGTGATGCCCGAACGCATGAACTCGCCCAGCCACTCGAGCTTCGAAGCGGCCATTACGGCCTCTGTTGGCCAGGACTGTCGCCAGGCACCGCAGGCACCACGCAAGCGCAGGAACAGGTCATCAATCACCGCCCGCGTTGCAGGGTCAACAACGACCACAGCCGGCGATTGCTCTGGTCCCTGATAGGTTGGATCAGATCGGCGGCGGGCAACAAGATCAGCTACGGCGACAGGCTTGTTTGATCGGTTCACAGGCGTACTCCTTTCGCTGCCCAGTCATCAACGGCCGAACCTTCCTCGCTGCCGGCAATGCTCGCCGCCTGCGCACGCTCTCGTTTGATCCAGCCTGCCAGCTTGAAACACCAGCCAGCGGCCGTATCCAGAACCGATATTTTGGCTACGAAGAAACCCTTGAAGCCAGACAGCAGTTCGTTGGTCAGAGAGTCGGCAGGTAGACCTGCGATTTTCAGTTGGGTCTGCAGCGCATCTACCGGCGGTACGAAGTCAGCAAACATGGCGAAGCGCTGGCGATCATCCTGCGGCTCCAGGGACTGACGATCTTGCTCGGCAATCAATTCTTCAAGTTCGCGCTGCTGCTGCTCTTCGGTTAATTGATGGTTAAGTGATGTATTGGGTGCAGTGGCTGCACCCCGTTCTGTCGTAGGCTGCACCCCGTCCTGACCAAGGCTGCACCCCGTCACATCTTCACGGGGTGCAGCTACTGCACCCCGCTTGATCATGAGGTCGTACACCACAGGGCGCCGATCGTGGCGATCGATATAGACGGCTGCCAACGCCTGATTACCACGAACGATCAGGCCGCATTCTTCTAGCAGGTCGAGCTTGATACGGACGGTACGCTCGGAGAGGCCGGTGTCATCGGTCAGTGTTTTTGCCGACGGGAATGCACCAACACCGTTCGAGCTTGCATAGTTGGCCAGGCACAGCAGCACATGACGCGCGCTTGAGTCTTTGAGGTTTGAACGGACAGAGAGAGTGCCCAGGACATTGCTTGAACGCTCACAGCGAGTTTCCTTGGATTTGTTCGGCGAGAGTGGTGATGCCTTTGCGGGTGACCATGACCTGCTCGATCACCTTGAGGTCTTCCTCGACGCCCTTGCCTACCTTGACCAGCTTGTGCTCGAGCAGGCCGGCGGTGAGGCGGGGTTGGTACGCAGACCAGGCCGAGAACGCGGCGCGGCGATATATCCAGCGGTTGTCGCTGAGCCACTTGAAGAGTTTGAGAGGGCCTATGCCGAGTTGCTTGGCAGCCGTGGTGATGCAGATCGAGCCGTGGGTACCGGACAGGCGCTCCAGGGCTTGAACCTTGGGCGCCTGCTGCTGGATGACCTGGTGCAGAGAGGCGTTCTGCTTGGCCTGATCGGCGGCGAGCTGGAGAGCTTCGGCGAAGTTGGTAGGTCAGCGACATGGAGTGTCGCGACACCTTTTCTAGTTCCTGCAATCGTGTCACGACACGATGACGAAGAGGGATGCTGTAGCCAGTGGAGCAAGGTCTCGGTCGAGTACGCGAT